GTGTTAGTCGGCTGGCTCCATGCAGGCAACATGCTTCTCGGCGAGCCACCGATGTGTAGCGGGCTCGGCTGCGGGCATTGGAGTGTTATTAGCGGCTTTGCTGGTAAGAACAGCAACGACCCTGAGTGGATCATGCAAGACCCTCGTGGCTACCCGGAGATGGAAAAAGGCGGGCATAGCAACCCACACCTCGGGCGTAACGTTCGAGTAAGACAGGCGGCCTTTTACCAGCGGTGGCAATCCGAAGGTCCAGGAACAGGCTGGGTGATTCTCGTAAACGAGTGAGCACGGATCACCGTAAGTAGCATTGGCTTTTCGCCTCTGGCATGGCAGTTCTTTGCGACTGGGAGATTCAAGCCCGCTGTGGGGGCGGCATGGTCGAGAACTTCGATCCGGATCTAATTAACCCCGCAAGCCTCGATCTACGTCTCGGCAACGGGATCATGATCGAAAGCATTTACAGCCCAGAGCTTGTTCGCCTCGATATATCTGACAAGACAGAAGACGACCCCTTCATGGTGCAGCCCGGCGATTTTCTCCTCGCCGAGACAATGGAGGTTTTTAACCTGCCAGACGACATCAGTGCTCAGTTCGTTTTGAAGTCGTCGAGGGCGCGAGCAGGCTTCAACCACATGCTCGCTGGCTGGTGTGATCCTGGTTGGCACGGTTCGACTCTTACGCTCGAGCTAAAGAACGAGCGACAGCACCACGCTTTAGGGATCTTCCCGGGAATGAAAATCGGGCAGATGGTGTTTCACTCGATGTCTAGCTCTCCCGTTACTAACTACGCAAAGACGGGGCACTACAACAACCACCTAACGGTGATGCCGAGCGTGGCGTGAATTAAAGACCCGCGCTATAGCGGGTTAAATCCATCGAGAGCTCGTTATGGACTGGATGGTGATCGAGAACAGCCTCGAGGAGGAGCTCTACCTCGAGGCAACCGTGCGGGATATTCGATCCTGCGAAGATATAGAGAAGGTCCGCAGCGTTTGCGTCCTGCTTACGCGCCAGTCATGGCACCAGGCGAAGCTCCTTAAGCAGGCTGTCGGTCACATCGCGGAGCTCGATGCCGGGGGGATGTCGGCGTCGTAAAGGGTCATTGCGTAGGTGTAAGCCCACTGCGCTTGCCAGTCCTGCCTATACGTTCGGACCATCCCGGCAACCTGTACTTTCCAAACCCAGGTGTCGCCCTCGAGGACACGCTGCATCGTCGGCTTGCTCATAAAAAAAGGCGCGGCCCCCCTACTAAAGCCACGCCTGTTTAGTTCGGGTAGGAATCAGAACGGAGCGTCGTCAACCTTAGGCTTTGCGTCAGAAAGAGCCATCAGCAGGTATTCGTTGCCTGCCGCGCTCGTCTTCGGCATAAGGCGTCCGCGCAGCTTTACGCAATCCTCGCCCTTCTGGTTTTGGCACCGCTCGGCGTTCTTCGCCCAGGTAACGAGGGAGGCGAGCTCCGAGAGGGGGATCTCGAGCATCGACCAGTAGGCACCGGGCTTATCGCGGTCTGCGTTGAAGTTGCCCCACAGGGTGAAGGCGTCCTTTGGATAGTCGGTCATTTTCCTTTGAAGAATCGAGAGATGATGATGCGAATCGCCTCTGAGGCGTTGTAGTCGCGGCTCTTCA